TTTACAAATGATTCAAATATTAACTTCTGGATTAAAAATTAAATTAAAAGATTATTATGAGTAATTTGGACAAATTTAATCAATCTATTATTAGTAATTTTAATATATTATGACACAGCAGAGAAAGAAATAAACTTTATTTAAATTTATGCTGTGTCAGATAGGAGATAATATATGAATAGTGGTATTTATAAAATTACTAATTTAAAAAATAATAAAATTTATATTGGACGCGCAGTAGATTTAAAAAATAGAAAATGGCGGCATTGGTGTTTCCTACATCCAAACCAATATAAATAGAGTAGCTTAGAAACAGAAGTAAATATGGAAATTCATCAAGATATGATGAAAAGCCAAAATGATTCTGATTTTATTTTTGAAATAATCGAATATTGTTCTGAAAATTTATTAGATGAAAGAGAACAATATTATATAAAAAAATTTAATAGTATCGCTCCAAATGGGTATAATCATACTATTGGAGGACAAACTTATCCACATTTAAAGGGTGAACAAAGACCAAATCATAAAATTACTTAGCAAGAAGCGCAAATAATAAGAGAAGAATTAAAAAAGGGTAAATCTGTTAAAGAAATACAATTAATTATTCCACAAGCAACAATGGGAATGATTAGTGCAATAAATACTGGTAGAACTTGGCATAGTGATAAAGAAATATATCCATTAAGCAAATTAAATGGAGTTAAAAAATTTACTGACAATCAAGTAAAATAGATTCGTGAATTAAGAAAATCTGGTATATCAACGACCGATTTAGCTATAAAATATAACACAACGACAAGTCAAATTTCATCCTTAACAACTGGAAAAACAAGAAAAGATGTTAATGGAGATTTAATTAAACAATTTAAATTTTCAAAAGAACAAGTTATAAAATATAGAACTCAATATAAAAATACCCAATTAACTATGAAAGATATTTGGAAAAATAGTGAAGTAGCTGACAAGGTATCTTATGATGCTTTTTGTGATATGTTAAAAGGAAAAACCTATAAAGAATATCCTGTTTATAGTAGAAACAATTATAATCCACAAAATAAAAAGATGCAATCTGAAAGATATGAACAAATTTATAAATTATATTTAACTGGAAAGTTTACAAAAAAAGAAATTGCAAATCAAATTGGATGTTCAGAAAGAACTGTTTATAGGGCAATAGAAAACTATGTATAAGTATGATAAAGAAGAATTAAAAAAAGAATTAACTTTAGAGCAAGTCTATGATTTATTAACAGAGTTAGGAGCAGAACCAATCCTTAAAGACAATTGTATTATTAGTAAAACAATATGTCATAATAGTGATTTAGCTAATGCAAGCCATAAACTTTATTATTATCCCAATACACATCTATTTCATTGTTATACAGGATGTGGAGATGCTTCATTTGATATATATGATTTAGTATTAAGAGTAAATAAAACTGCTGGTATCCAAAATTTTTCCTTGCCTCGTGCTATTGTTTTTGTTGCTAAATATTTTGGATACACAGCAGAAACTTTTGATTTTGAAGATAATCAAGAAGCAAATGAAGATTGGCAAATCATTAATAATTTTAAAAGAAATAAAGAAAAAACTCAACCACAAATTATAGAATTAAAAGTTTATGATAATAAAATATTAAGATATTTACCTCATCCTCGCATCATTCCCTGGGAAAAGGAAGATATAACTTTTAATGTTATGGAATCAAGAGGAATATGTTATGATCCTATTAATGAGGGCATTGTAATTCCACATTATGATATAGATGGAAATCTTATTGGAATTAGAGAAAGAACTCTTATAAAAGAAAACGAACAAACAAAAGGTAAATATCGTCCAGCAGTAATCAATGGTAAAATGTACAATCATCCGCTCGGTTTTTCACTCTATAATCTCAACAATAGTAAAAAAGCAATTTCTACATTTCAAAAAGCCATTGTTTTTGAAGGTGAAAAAAGTTGTCTTAAGTATGCTTCTTATTTTGGACAAGATAATGATATTAGCGTTGCATGTTGCGGTAGTAATTTAGTTAATTATCAAGTTAAATTACTTTTATCTCTTGGTGTTAAAGAAATTATTATTGCTTTAGATAAACAATTTCAAAAAATTGGAGATAAAGAATGGGAAAAATGGACTACTAAATTAAAAACCTTATATAATAAATATGGCAATTATGTAAATATTTCATATATGTTTGATAAAGATAATTTATTAGAGTATAAATCAAGTCCAATAGATGAAGGTAAAGATAAATTTATTCAACTATTTAAAAATAGAATAACC